GGCGTACCAATTAGTGAAACCGAACAACCATTAGAAGACGACAACGGTTAAAGATGTTAGCCCAAAGCAAACCACAAGAAAATTTTATGGCGGACCCGGAACGGCTGGAATCAGACCGCAAGCGGTATAGGAAAACTTTTTACCGCAAGAAACCAGTACCCGCCCACATTCGCCGAAACTACCCGCTTAAGTATCATCCTATACAGGCGGCGGGCTGGGCTTCGCAAGCACGCTTTAACGTTATACCTTCGGGCCGTCGTAGTGGCAAGACCGAAATTTTTGGTAAACGAAAGTTAGTAATGAAGGCTTTGCAAGGTAGTCTTTTCGGCGACGGTAGATACTTTGCGGGCGCGCCTACCCAGCTACAATCAAAACGGATATTCTGGAAAGACCTAAAACTACTTACCCCGCTATCACTACAAGCCCGGCCCCCTTCCGAAAGTGAGTTAGTTATATTCTTAGTTAATGGGTCTGAAATTCATGTAATGGGCATGGACAAGCCCGAACGGATAGAAGGCCCGCCGTGGGACCACGGATGCCTTGACGAAATCGGAAACATGAAACCCCAAACGTGGCCCGAACACGTTCGCCCGGCCTTAAGTGATAGGCTGGGGACTTGTGATTTTATAGGGGTTCCCGAAGGCCGCAACCATTACTATGAGTTATACAAAGAAGCGGAAGCGGATACTACAGGCAACTGGGCAACGTGGCATTGGCTTAGTAGTGATATACTACCCGCCGAAGAAATAATACAGGCCAAACGCGACCTTGACGAATTGACTTATAGACAAGAGTATGAAGGGTCATTCGTTTCCTTTAGTGGCCGTTGTTACTACAACTTCGACGAACTAAAGCACGTAGGCGATTGGAAGCGCAAATACCACGACAAACGCCCTTTGATACTTGCGCTTGACTTTAACGAAAGCCCCGGTGTAGCGTCTATACTGCAAGAGATAAAAGAGCAACCCGATTACCAAAGGCATATTGTAGGAAAGACGACGACAGCCGTTATAGGCGAAATTTATATTAAGCGAAATAGCAATACTATAAAGGTATGCAAGAAGTTTATCGAACAATGGGGCGACCACAAAGGACAAGTATTCCTATACGGCGATTCGACCGGCGGGGCTGGCGGGTCCGCGAAGGTTGAAGGGTCCGATTGGGACTTAGTAAAAAAAGTACTATGGCCGAAATTTAAAGATAGACTTGTCTACAAGATACCGCCGTCAAACCCGCGCGAACGTGTACGGGTCAATAGCGTCAATAGCCGATTGATGAATACTTTCGGCGAAGTCTTTTTCGTGGTTGACCATACTTGTACTAATACTATAAAGGATTTTGAAGGGGTTAGAGTCATTGAAGGCGGGACCGGCGATATAGACAAGAAGCGCGATTTAATGCTAACCCATTTGACCGACGCTGTAGGCTACTACATTTCACGCGAACACCCGGTAAGGAAATATGAAAAGACGGGGGTTAAATTCTGGAAATGAGTCAAACGATATTCAATGCAACCAATAACTACACGGCCATACGCGAAGCAATCGCATTACAGTGTATGGCACGGTTTGAACCTAACCGCTTCAATCTTGAACCCGGCTATGTAGCAAAGGACGACGCGGAACGCTTTGCAATTCAACTATTAAACAAGTACCATGATAAAAAGCTATGGCAAAAGTAAACGAAAAAGTAGTACAGTTATATGAGGAAGGCGGGTCTATTGGTACGCTTCAAGATATAATTGAAGCTATTCGGAATAAGCAGATAAGGAATTTTGCAGTTATATTGCAAAAGGACGGTAGCGGCGAAATATCTACATTTGGAAAAGAGGAAGGTTCCCCGGCCACGGCTAAAGACATTGTAACGGAATATTATTTTTTCGGCGAAGACCATGTAGTAGCACTAATGGGAACGGTCAAGCGCTTAGGCCATATACTTGATTTATATATGGACGGTATAGACATATTTGGGGAAGACGAATGACTACCGCAAAAAAAATAAAATGGCTAATAGGTAGATGGATTATAGAACCACTACATATAAAGCAACATATAGCCGGGAATAAAGGGTTTGTCGAAGATTGGTTAGACAAGTCATATCCGAAAAATTTTCAATTTATTTGGTGGTGTCCCATTTGTGGAATTGAAATTACTTTTCGTAAATTATTTAACTACAAATGATAAGGGAAATGCCAATGCCTACAGAACAAAAGTTAACGGCGCGCGAAAAACGCTGGCAAGCGGAAGACGACGCGCGGACCCTTGCGACAAGCGAAGTAGTTCGTAACGACCCAGCAAGATTAGTTCGCGCAAAGAACGCCGCCCGGCGTATAGCAAAGCAAGAGAAGGAACAAGCGCAAGCCATGACTCATGTAGCGACTAACGTTAAAGGAATCTCTTCGCTGGAAAGCGGCGAAGAGCCGACGCCTAAAGCGAAGAGGAAACCGCCGACTAAGCCTACATACAACGTATTTAATAAAGTGTAGCTATGTCTATAAAATGGAAGGGCGGTTGCGCTTGCGTGGTCCACGGCCACCCACGAAAGGCAAGTAGTAAAACAGATAAACCTATAGGAACTACTATAAAATGCTTTTGCAAGGGAAGCCGACAAGCTAAATTAAAGAAGGCGCGCGCTATGCACTTTGCTATAACTCAAAGCCAAAAGCGAAGGGGTTAAAGTATGCCTACAAATCAATTAGTAGTTAGTGAGTTAAAGACAACGCACCCACTTTATAAGATCAACGTTAATGAATGGTTTTTCCTAATGGCGTCGTATGAAGGCGCGCGGGAACTGGTAAGGCAAGGCTATTTAAGAAGGAATGAGCGCGAAAGCATAGCCAATTATCAACGCCGTCTACAGGAAGCCTACGGGTTTAGCTATAGTAAAAGTGTAATCGACCTTTTTAACTTTTACTTATTCAAGAAGCCCGTCAAGCGTGATATGGCGGGGCTTACCGACGACGACTTATGGAATATGTTCGTAAGGGATTGTAACTTGTACGGCGACAACTTCGACGATTTTATGACCGAACAAGGCCGGTATGCAAGCATCTACGGGCATATAGGTATACTTGTAGACAAAGCTAACAAGATTTTTGAAACCCGCGCTGAACAAGTCGAAGCGAAAGTGTACCCATACGTAGCCCCGTACTTTCCCCCAGCTATACTTGATTGGCGCTATGACCGGGACGAAAATAACCGGCCCTATTTAGCTTATCTCAAATTGTTAGACGACCTTGAAGGGGACGACTTACAATACCGGGTTTGGTATCCCGACCATTTTGAAGTTTGGGAAATTCCTGATACCGATGAACAAACGGGTAAATCTGTCGATGATACCGCCGAAGGTAGATTAATTATGGAAGAGGAAAACCCCTTAGACGAAATCCCTTTCGTATGGCTATATAACTTACGCGGAAAGGTACGGCCTATAGGGGTTAGCGACATTCACGACGTAGCGCGTATAGACGTAAGCATACTAAGGAACCTAAGCCACGGCGAAGAGGTAATCAGTTACGCCGCTTTTCCTATGATGCGAAAGCCTATGCGCGAAGCCCGGCCCGACGGGGCTAAGGCGGACCAAGCCGACGAAGCCGGGGTAACGGCGGTATTAGAATTTGACCCCGACCACCCCGAAAGTAAACCCGATTGGCTTGAAGCAAAAGTACAGCAACCGATTGAAGCTATCTTAGGTTGGATAGGTAGGAAAGTTGCGGAGATATACCGGGCGGTCAACGCCGGGGGTATGGCTTCAATGGAAATATCTACAGCGCCTAAAAGCGGCGCGGCGCTTAAGGCCGAATTTCAATTACTCAATTCTAACTTAGTACGCAAGGCCACGAACCTTGAACAAGCCGAAAAGAAAATCATTGAATACTGGGCGCGCTGGGAAGGGTCCGAAGATGCATTGGAAGATATATCTATAGAACGCGCGCGGACCTATGACGTTGAAAACTTAGCCGCCGACCTTGATAATGTTTTAACTGCTAAGACTATAGTAATGTCCCGCAAGTTTAAAGACATTATGCAAAAGAATGTAGCAAGGGCTATGTTGCCAGCCGCCGACGAAAACCAGCTACAAGAAATCGACGACGAAATTGACGCGGCCCCCGAACCTTCGCTAACCCCCGCGCCTACTGGGTTTACCGAAGAGGACGAAGAGGAAGAGGAATTGGAAGAGGAAACCACTACTGCATAAGGAGTTAAACTAATGGGTAAAGGAAAACAACGTCAACGGTTTAGCATCCGTAAAAATCCGAAGACCGGACGCTATATTAAAATCAACAAACGCACAAATAAAATAGTAAGTAACACGAAGAAAAAACCGCCGCGTGAATAACGTAGCAGTTATAGGCATTGGTAAATTTGGTCAATACCATGCCGAAAAATATAGTCAAATACCCGGCGTTAACTTATGCTTAGTTGATATTCATAAGGAACGCGCGGAACGGTTAGCGGAAAAATTAGGGGCGACGTTTACCAATGACTATAGAACATTAACCAATATGGACTATGTAAGCGTGGTAACGCCCGACGAAACGCACCACGAAGTAGCAAAACATTTTATTAGATCAAAAGCTAATGTATTAATCGAAAAGCCAATGACTATAAACCTTGACGACGCCGACCAGCTTTTCGTATTAGCCAAGTTATACGAAGTCAAATTGTTAATAGGCCATTTGGAAAGGTTTAACAGTGAATATCTACAAATCAAGCAGGGTAAATGCTTAATGGCCGATTGCAACCCTAAGTATATAAAGGCGTGGCGGTCGAACAATGGCCGGGACTATGACCGGGAGAACTGCGACGTAGTAACCGATTTAATGCTACATGATATTGACTTAATATTAGACCTTGTAGGCGAACCGATTAAATATATACAGGCTAAGGGCTTAAAGAATGACTTAGGTAAACATTACTATGCAAAAGCGCGAGTAGTGTTTGCTAATGGCGTTATAGCGGACCTTACAGCCGATAGGATAAGCAAAGGCAAGCACGCGATAATTAATATTATATCAAACGGTCATAACCATCGAATTGATTTACTAAAAAAGAGCAACGACACATTAGCCGACGAATTGAACCATTTCCTAAACGGCGCGTATAGCAATTTTCAAACGGCACGCGAAGCCTTGCGCGTTGCGTTCGATATAATGGAGTCAATCAGGTGAATAAAAAATTAATGCATCCAAACCGAAGAGTAGCACAACCGCGCAAACTAACGCGGACCATTAATCGAAAGGCGGCGCGCATAGCCGCGCGTAACAAGGCTTTACGAAGATCGGCTGTAGATAAAGCGCGGGGTTGCTGTTAATGGCGACCCGAATAGAACGATTAATAAAAGATGCAAAAAAGACCGACGCATTTTTATTTGAATCTGTAAGCCTTCATCAAGATATGACTATAAAGGCCGTAAGGAAACTACAGGATAAAATGATTAACCTTATGAAAGAACTTGATACCAAGAAGGGCGGCGCGCTTGAAGGTATTAAGATTAACTTAAAGCAAGCCCAAAAAATTCATAAGGAAATGTTGATACAGCTTGAAGTATCATACGGCCC